GAATCGGCCGGCTCGAAGTTGACGCCGGCGAACGCCGTCCCCGCCTTCGCCGCGATCCGCGGCGTGACGAGGTCGAGCCCGCCGGTGAGCAGGAAGGTGGTCGGGGTCTGGGCCATCAGGCGAGCGATCCGCCGCCGAAGGTGATCTGCGGCAGCGCGTTGCGGTCGAGCTGCGCCATCATCACGTCGGCGCGGTTGCGCGCCCGCGGGTCGAGGTAGGCCGCCTCGTCGCTCTCGTGCAGGAGGACCAGCGCCTTGAAGACGATGATCTCGTGGAAGTCCGCGGGAAGCTCGGGCACGTCGGTCGCGAGGGCGAGCGCCTGGGCGCTGCGCATGTACTCGCCGCGCACGGTGTAGTCGACGTCCGGGACCGGGGCGAGCATGACGCGCCCGCGCGGGTCGACGGTGAAGACCGTGGGATAGTCGGTGTCGGGGTCGCCGCGGCGGTAGGTGGCGCGGAACCGCTCCCACGGGCAGTAGAGCAGCGGGCGCTCGTCGGCGACGCCCTCCGAATCCTTGTAGATCGTCCACCCGCTGTCGCAGCCGGGCGTCGCGTCGAAGCGCCACGAACTGAACCGGGTGAGCGCCCAATCCGAAGCCTCGAAGGCTTCGACGTTGGCGAGGGCGGCGCCATCGAACTCGTAGCGCATCCAGCCCCAATCGGGGCGGCTGCGCTGGATCTCGCGCCATGCCTGCTTGGTCCAGTCGAGGCAGCGCGCCAGGCGGCCGGTCAGCCCGGAAAGGGTGGCGGGCTGATTCAGCCCCGGAATGGTCCGGGACTGAAAGGCGACCGCCTGCGTGAGCTCGAGCAGGTTCATGTCAGGCGGTCGCCGTCGCCTTGGTGACGAAGCCATGGACGGTGATCGGGAAGCGCGGCGTCATGACCGGGTTGATGAGGGCGCTCTCGCCGATCGGGAATCGCTGCTTCTCGGGGTAGAGCACGACCACGGCGTTCAGGAGCACGCCCTCGTAGAACTTGCGCGGGATCTCGACGGGCTCGCCGCGGGGAACGTCGAAGCGCACGCCGTTGTGGATCAGCGAGACCGGGCGGCTCCCGTCGAAGCCTTCCTGCACGCCGATCGTCAGCTTGACGTGGGTGTAGTCGCCATCGCTGGACCGCGGCGCCTGCGCGCCGGAGGGTCGCATCTCGGAGGCGTCGAGGTCGAAGGTCTTCGGCTGGTAGCCGGAAGCCTTGATGATGTCGACGAGCTGCGGGCGGGTCGGATTGTCGGGAATATCGAGGTTGAGCTGCCCGGTGATGAAAGCGAGGAGCTCGCCGTGCTTCGCCTGGTCGATGCGGATGGTCGCCATTGAGGGGAATCCTTGGGGAGAAAAGGGGGGCTTCGAGCCCGGCGCGGTGGCCGGGCTCGAAAGGCCGTCACATGTAGACGACGTAGGCTTCCGCGGCCGGCACGACGCCGGTGATGCGGATGCGAACGATCCTCGTCGAGTTCTGCGGGATGACCCGCGAGGTCGCCGTCTGGTTAGTGTCGAAGCCGCCGCCGGTGCCGGCGCCGATGGTGATGACCTCGGCGGCGTCGGAGCCGTTGACGATCGCGCACTGGATCACGTCGCCTACCTGCGGCGAGCGGAGGGCGGCGACGAGGAGCGCCGCGGTCGGCAGGACGTCGGACCGGGACGATCCGGCGCAGTCCCGAACGATGACGCCGCCGAGGATTTCGGCGGCGGTGTAGGTGCGGGCGCCGGCGGTGGCGTCCGAGGTCGCCGCCGCCATCGTCACCTTCGGGGCGGCATAGTCCGCCCGGTCGGTGGAGAGCTGGGTTCGGAGAAACCGAGCCAGGGCGCTGTTGCTGCCGGCCTCGATGGCGTTGAGCAGCGTCAGCGCGTCTGCGGATGAAAGGGCCATCTGCTTACTGGTCCGCCTTCCAGGCGGCGTAGTGGTAGACCTTCGCCGAGGTCGAGTTGTCGACGCCGGTCGAGAAGCCGTAGAAGAGGGTGCTGTAGGGCGAAACCGAGCCCGCAGCGTTGCTCGCCGCCGCCGCGGCAACGTCGAGCGACGTCGCGGCGGTCATCAGCGAGGTCCAGAACACGACCGGCGTGCCGTCGGTGTAGTTGAAGATGATGAGGACGTCGGGGACAAAGCCGACCTCCACGTTGATCGAAGAGCCGGTACCGGTGTAGGTGCCGAGCTTCGGGCTTCCCATGCTGGGCATTGGGGTCTCCTGAAAAGGGAAAAGAGGGGGGGATCAGGCGGCCGAAGCCGCCCGATCAGTCAGGTCAGAGGGCCGTGCAGCCGACCTCGAGGCGGGCCATCCACGTGTCATCGGTGATGACGGCGGTGAACCAGACCTTCCAGCCGACCATCGACCGCTGGCCGAGCGGGTCCGACTTGTCGACCTTCGACGCCGGGAGGATGGTCGGCGCGACGGCGGACTTGCCGCGCAGCGCCGCGATAGCGAACGCCTCCTTGCCGAAGATCAGCACGGGGTAGACGTCGGCGCTCGTGCCGGTGGTCGACTTCATCGCACCGGTCGCAGCGCCGGCGTCGGCGAAGGGGTCGAGATCCGGCGAGAGCAGGAAGCGGATCTCGCCGACGGACCCGAGCTCGTGCTCGTTGATGACGTCCATCGTGCCGTAGTCGGAAACCGGCAGGAAGCCCGGCAGGTTCTCGATGTCGAACTGCATGTCGGTGTGCGTCACCGCCACGAAGGCGCCGCGCACCGCGCGGGTGTTGAACTTCGCCGAGGCGCCCAGAACCTTGGTGATCTTCTGGGCCTTCTGCGCCTTGAGCGAGCGCACGGTCGCCATCAGCTTGTTGCGGGTGATGGCGGTGTTGACGTCGGTCCGGGCCGAGCCGTTCTGGTAGAAGACGTTGGTGCCGGCGCGAACGACGGCGTAGATGAGCGCCTCCTGGGTGCGGCCGATGTTGTCGCCCGAAGCTTCGGCCATGTCCCGCAGGACCGGATCCTCGTGGGTGTCCTCGATGACATCGGTGGATTCGAGAACCTCGCCGTACTGCTTGAGGGTCGCGGTGATGTCGTCGTAGCGGAAGGTCTTCGACTTCGGGGTCACGCCCTCGGTCAGGGGGACGATGCTCTCGTCTTCGACTCGCGGCCGGCGCCACTTGATAGTCAGGCCCTCATTGGCGGGGACCGGAGTGACGATGCCGAGCTTGGCGAGAATCTCGACCGACTCGACCTTGGAGAGCATCTTGCGGACGGCGTGGACGCCGACGCGCGGAGAGATGCCGGTGTCGGCATACTTCACGATGGGCATTGTGGGGTTTCCTATGGAAAACGGGGGGTTAGGCCCCTATCCCCGGTCAGCGGGCGCGGGATGCTTTCGCTGCGTCCTGGCGGTCGTAGAAGTCCCATGCGCCGTCCCAATCGTTCGGCACTGCCGCCGTGAGTCCGGTCTGCTGGGAACCTCTGACGACGGCCCGAGAGCTTTCGATCTGGCGCTGGCGTCGGGAGGAAGTCTGGGGCGTTCGATCTTCTGCAGCGGCCGCGGCGGCTGCGTCGATGTGAGCTTGGAAGTCCTTGTAGGCGCTGAGAACCTCGATCGCGGACGCGGCATCGGTGATGCTGTCGGCGTTTCGGTTCACCTTCGCCTGCACCTCGGGCGACTGGCGGCGATACCACGAGACGAACTCGGGGGTCGGCGACCGGGATCCTTCGGCGTCCTCGAACGAGATCATGTCGAGGAAGTTCGGCAGGGCGGCATTGACCTTCTCGGTCTCGGCGGCCTCGATAGCTTCGCGGTCGGCAGCGGCCTGCGCTTGGCGGCTCCTCTCGCTCTGCTCGATCTCTTCAAGCCGGGCTTGCTGGCGGTCCATGCGGCTCAGGAGCGGCTTGACCACCTCGGGGTACTCTTCTTGTGCGGCCCGCAGAGCCTCGGCGTCCTCCTCCGACACAGCGGGCTTGGCGGCCTTGATGGCGGCCAGTTCGCTGTGTGCGGCGGTGACTTGCCTCTGCAGGGCGGCAATCCGCCCGTCGTCACTGCGCTTGCGGTGAACGAGTGCGTCCGGCGAAGCGGCGGCGGCCCGAAGCCGGTCGCGCTCCGCAATCAGTTCCGGGCTGACTCCGGCCCAGATGTCGGGCTGATCCTGCGCCCGTCCGTCGGCCTTGTCGGCGGACGGTTCGTCGGCGCTCCCGTCAGCGGGAGGGTCGAGGTCGTCATCCGATTCCGGACCCGGCTCTTCGTTCTCGGCGGTGAGCGCGTCCTCGGCGGCGATCGCCGCCTCGTTCGCCGCGTCGTCGGCGTCGAACTCGTCCCATGCCTTGTCGAACTCGCCCTGGGCGGCAGACACGGGTTCTGCGGCCGCGGACTCGCCGGGCTTTGTCGTCATCGGTACTTTCCTCGGGTGGTGTTGGCGGCTCTGGTGAGCGGCCGGGGGGGGGTGCTCTAGAGGGCGAGCGTCGTCCTCGGCTTGGCCGTAGCCAGCCCGAGTATCTCCTGCAGCGCGGCGACGCGGCCGCGCTCGAAATCAGCGGTGCGCTCCTCGACGCCCCGCACCATGACGCGGGCGCGCGACTGCTCGATCGCCGCCGTGGCGTGGTCGCGAACCGCGGTCCATGTGGTCGAATAGGTGTCGATCACGGCCTAGACGTAGCCCCCGCCGGTCGAGGGCATACCGCCCTTGGGCTTGGGCTTGCTGGCGACCTCGCCCCTCTTGACCTCGCGGTCCTCGGCGGCGTTGACGTCCGCCTGCTGGTCGCGGCGCATGGTCATCGCGGCCTCGCCGGCGAAGATGCGCTCCTTCGATGCCTTGTCCTCGCGGTGCATCTGCATCTTCGCCTCGAGATCCTCGGCCTTCATGTTGAGGGCCTCGGCGACGCTGT